TTTCACTCCAAATTGTAGGGTAGCCACCGCAGCGGCATCCCAGGGGAGGTAGAATTGGACTCATTTTATGAAGACCTCCCCGCTCAAGTTTTTGTAAACCAGTTGTTGAGCTACGTTCTGGTGGTTTTAACGGTTTTCCTTCCGCTGTGTACTCTTAAAAGTTCGGCTTGGTGTTCAACACGCCGATCGAGCCGACCAAACTGACCCAAACTTGGATGGCCACGTTCGGAGTCTGGTTGGTCTGCGACAAAAACGGTGATGAGCACGCATAAGCCGCCGTTGAACTGTTGTACAGCGACATCGTCCCCGAGTTGTCATACACGCCGTAAAGCGTGAGACCATCTGAGATCGTCACGTTGTACTGGTTCGCATTGCCAAGTTGCTGCTGCATCAAGTTGGCTGCTGTGCCAGTCGTGTACGTCGAATTCGTACTATCGAAAATGACCTTGTAAACGTCGCCATACACCACGCCTGCCGGCGGAGTGTTTGCGACGCCCGAAAGGTTATTCGAAGAACCATTAATAACGAACTCAAGAGTGCCGCCGGCCGTCTTGGCCCCCGACGTCGAAAGCACCAGGTTGTAATACTGGGCTCGCGGAAGCGGGAGCGCAAGAAGTCGCGGCGAGACTTGAAGTTCGCTAAACTCGATTTCGTAATCAAATAGTACGTAGCCGGGTGAGTCCGTCGTCGTCGTTTTAGACAACAAGAAGACTTCCCCGGCCGCGTAATCATTGACAGAGTCTGTCATCCCGTAGTCGGTTGACTTCCAGACAGGCTGGATCTCAAGCCGCGCAGCGTGATTTGTCCATTGCGGTCCTAGGACCGTGCTTGAATCAGAGATCACGAAGGGCAGCAAGAAACTAGACGTCTGGTTGAGGAAGACGCTGTCACGGTTCTTGCCGTAGTAGAACATGACGTCACCAGTAGAACTGGTGGGAGAAGAGGTGATGTAGTACACCACACAAGACTTCCACCGATACTTCTGGTACATCTGCATGTACTCGCGTACAACTGAGTCACCAAAAGCGACCGGCGCCAACGGAGTGCCTCCAACCATGGTCCAAGTCGCGACTGAACCGGTGCCAATGGGCGCGAACATGAAGTCGCGACCACGGACAACGCATCCATTCGCTACGTTGCGAACCATGGCTTTGGCTCCCTTTACGGAATTGCCGATCGCCACAGGTGCGGTGCTGATGGAAGTTACAGCACCGGCCATCGGAGCGCTACGCGCTCGTCTCTTGGACTTACTTGCTTTGTTTTTGGAACTAGCCCTCTTCAGGGCGGCCGCTAGAGCCGCCTTGCTTCGAGCACTCTTCGTTCCGGTCTTTTTGGTCATTTTTGCACCACCACCTACCTACGCACGCGGCGGCGGCGCTTAGGACGCATAAATTGCTGCGCGACTCCAGCCCCCCCGCTAGAGGAAGCTGCGTACTCACCACGAGGGTTTTCCGTTGCCACGTACTCAGGACTCGCAGTACTTGCGGCCTGGGGTCGGTAAAAGAGTTGGGGGACTGACCCCCTTAGAGAAGCTTCCGGCGCGTAGCAAACTGCCGTTTCAGCTGGTATAGCTGAGATCTCCTTGTACTCACTACTTCCTCGAAGGAAGTTAGCGTCACCAGGATTCCTCTGCTGCCCAGGCTGCATACGGTAGTCGCTCGCTCCATTACCCATCTTTACTCCTCCTCCAACCACTTCAACGCCACCCGAACCGTCAAAGCGACAAGAGCCGCCACGACAATCGGGTTGGTTATAGTACAGGACAAGGTCACCAGCAAAACGAGGAAACCAACCCATCGAGCGCGTCGCGCCAAAGTAGACGAAATCCGCGCGGCGGCGAGCCAGGCTCGCAGCCGCGCGGTTCTGCATCTGCCTCGCGCGATAGTACTCGGCGTCATGCTCCCTCGACAACACATCCAAACGACTCTTGGGCGGAGCCCGACCGTCGGCCACCGACTCCTGAAACCGTCCATCAGAAACGAACGGCCCAGTGTAGTTTTCTGACCAATACGGAAGGGTCCACTCAGGAAGCATTTGCGCCACCACCTACCTACATACATTACGCATACAAAACATAAAACGCGTTGACAAAAACGGTCCATTTATAGTCTGGACCAGACTTTTCGCCGACCTACGCTGACTCCAGCCCCAGCACCTTGTACTGGAGCCGCTGGCGTGACTTGAGATACACCAGCGGGAACAGCTCCTTATGCTCCTTACGGAAGACTTGGAACATGCTCTCGAAGAAAGCAAACTTGCGCTTGTCCCACACGTGGTTCATCATGTGACTACTCAGCGCCGACGCCAGGTCAGCCAGTTTAGTCACCTTCAGATGCGCCACATGCTTAGTAAAGCGCGTTGGGTGGAACGTCCAAGCTCCTTGATCTCGCTTGAACGTGTTAGAGAAGAACTCACACCCCTCGAACTGCGCGTGCACCTTGAAATCGGAAACGTCGAAGCCCAAGTCGCTGAGCTGCGCGCGGTATTTCTCCGCGTCGAAACCCTTCGGCATGGTCTGCAAAACGTCATCTCCTC